AGTATGATAGTGACTATACTTTCTTTGGGTAAAAAGAGTGACCACCCGAAGATGGTCACGAGAGAAAGAGAGAGTGACAAGCATAACCTGTCATTCCACCTTTATCACAAAATCCGCCAAATGCGAACCCCTAATTTACCATTCTCTATTCTCACGTGAGTTTCTAAGGTCCAACCCTTTGCTTTTGCTATGTTTTTTACTTGTTTAACTGCTCCCTGTGTATTTATACATAAGATAAACACAGAAGAACTTGTTACCATGTTATCCCAGTCTACTATGATCCTAACGCCATCAGGGTTAAGATCGTCAGACTTCAGTATCCCTTGTCTTATTTTCATTCTCTATAGAACAATCTACAGCTATAACTCTCGTAACAGGTAAGTTCATATGCGTACCTTTACTCAAACGTGTTGTGGTAGTCACCGCACCTAACTTTGTTTTCAAATCTTGCATAAATGATGTGTAATCTATCTGTTGTACCCCACACCATGTCTTCAAAGGTTTAGGTATTAGATAAGCACGTTTTAAATCTGTCTCGTATCGTGCTACTAATTTACCTCTTGGTAACGCTTCTGGTATTACTATATTAGTAACCCCATCCTCCTGTTTACGCAGATCATCAGTGCTTTTTATCCATAAAACGTTGCTCCAATGCTCATGTATATAATCATTCAAAGTTTCCTCAACAGATATACTCATGTCTGATACTTCGTTTTTGTTCTCCTTTAAACGTTCTATAGCCCAATTAAATACTTTCTTTGGATCATAATCTACAAGCCCTAAACGATTTGCAATAATAACGCCTGTAATACTAGCCGCGACCAAAGCAGACCAAAACCTATTTTCCGCTTTCAACCCTGCCTGAGTGTCTACTCTAACCTGTACTTTTTGTAGTAACTTCTGTACTTCTTCTAGATTACTAAGAACATATTTAATATACACCCTACCTGCATGCCCGTGGTTACGTTGTAGCTGTAAGTTAAACTTGTCTGTTTCTTCTTTTGAACCAAACTTCATATCTGGAACACGTATCTCCATAAGTCTCTGCGCTTCAGCTTTTGGCATGGCTTTGGCTGTACTTATTTTTTCTATTAAACTACGGTTTGCACTTGTGACTGCTATAAGTTTCCAAGGTTTACCCCGCTTTCGTTCTACGTTCCCACCTTGAGACATTCTGTTTCTTTGTTTACCGCTTGTAAGCTGATACACAAGGTCAGACAACTCTCTAGCCGAGGCGTTCGTAAGTTCGTCCATATATAATGGTAGACTGTGATACAACTCCCCTCTGTTCATCATAGAGTTGTGCGTGTCCTTTTCAAATATTAACAAGTCAGCATGATTACCCCATATAGATAAAGCCGTATTCATAGCTGTTGTTTTACCAACACCCGAACCACCATTTAAATGTAATCCTGCGCAGTTTATTGGTAATAAGGACATGAGAGGTGAGCCAAACGATGTGCCAACAACAAATTGATGAAGCTCAAACCCGTCACGAGCATAAAAATTAACTAACTTCTTCCATTCCTCCAACGTCCCTTTAGGTTCAAATGCAGACATTAAACCTGCTGTTTGCACTGCTGCAGGGTTAGACTTTATCTCTTCTTTACGTATCTCCTCTTTACCTAATACAAACCCTCCGTAATCATCATCTGTCCACCCAAACTGAGTGCGAGCTTCATCTGCAACTGTTCTTGATTGTAACTGTGTTATCCAAGTTGTAGTGTATTTCATTATTTCTTCCATCCCTAATACAGCTATACCTTCCATAGCCAACTGTTTTCTAAGTTCTTCCTTTGATGTTACAGAAGTTAAAGGAACTGTAAACTCTCTTACGCCATCTTTTGGTAAATGAACTTTCATAACCACGGCTTCACCTGTCTCTGGGTCACGAATACGTTTGGTAACATACAGGTCATTCTGATATATCATCTTATCCTCTATAGCCCCATCTTTATCTTTATGTCGTACGTACACACCACCGTTTGCTCCTCTAAAGTATGGCTCTGGATATAAAGGTATGTCTTTTGATAGTGGAGCTTTCTTAATATTCTTACCTAGCACTATAGGGGATGTGATCTGTTCCCAATGTTTACACGCAGAGCAAGGTTCAGGATTCTCTTCTGCAAATTTTGCGCACGTGTAAGGACCCTTTATAAGATCAACCTTATCTTCTGTTAAACGTTTACTGTACCCCACATGCCTCTCTGACATCTTATGCACAGCTTTTTCTGCGTCGTTGCAAAACTTAGCTACAGATAAACCTGCTCTCCATAGCGGTTCACTTATATCTTGTTGGTTTTCTAGTATGTTTTTTAACTGTTCACACCCTTCCCCTTTCATAGTCTTATTTAGTATAGTCTTAAAACTATGTTCAGAGTTTTCTATCATGGCACGTTTTAAAGCATTCTCTTCGTTGTCTACCTTGGTGGGTATAGCTACACCTTCTTTACCTACCAAACGTGCAAACTCGTCAAATTCCACGTCACGGAACTCACCCGTACCAAAAAACCCCACAGGTTTTCTCTCTCCTCGTTTATGGTTGTGTGTCTCAGGTACTCTGAGTACCCGCGCAGCGTCAGCAGTTACACCATTGTCTGCTAACAAGTTATGCTGTATACACAAACTCTTCAGTCCCTGGGCTACAGGAAGCCACTCGGAATAAGATATACTGTCTGTAAGAACCCAGTATACATGCACACCGTTCCCAGAGTTTATCAACATAGGTCTAGGTAGCCCCGTCTCTTTTATAAACCTTTTTAAATCTACAAAAGCCGCGTTCTGGTTGGGGTATTCTTTACCTTCCCCACAATCCAAATCTAAATAAAAAGAACTCAAGCTTTTAACATTTACAACTGTTCTATCGTTACCTGTTCTAAACGTAGCTAAACCAAAATAAGCATCTTTGCCTGAAGCATCTAACCGCTGTGCTTCTTCTATTACGTCATCTAAAGTTGAGTGAAATGTCTGTACCTGCTTGCCACCAAGCCCCAATACAGAGTAATACCCATCCCCTAGAACCTTTCCTAAAAAGTCTTTTGTTTTCATTTTTCCCACTCCGTGCCGAAGACACCACGACAGGACACGGCACATCGCCCTTTCGGTATAAACCTAGTCGTGGTGTGATTCTATTAGTCGTCCCAATTATCAATAATAGAATCCAAGTCGTCATCCGTCGCCTTAGTGGGAGGGGAAGGCTTCTTAACGACCTTCTTTGGTTCAGCTACAGGCTCTTCCTTCTCCTCTACAATGACGAGAGATTCCTCGAAAGGATTATCATTATTAGCATATACAAATCCATCAGTAGCTTCAAAAGGATTTCTATCTTCCATCGGTACATACTTGATAACCTGTACTGCTTTGAGACGTAGTGATACATTCTGCTTACCACCCATATCATATGGAACAAATTGTACACACACATTAACTGTGCTACCTGTAGTTAGTAAGAAGTCATTAGGTAAATTACTACCCTTCGCATCAACCTGCAAAGGTTTCTTAGTAACTTCGTTCTTGTATGCGCCCTTCAGATTAGACTTGTGCGTATACATACCATCGTCGTCTTTAACAAACGTTCTCTCCAACTTATCAGCCCATTTTTCTTTCTTGTTAGCTTGGTAACATTTTGACATAGCAGAAAATAAACTTTTAGCTGTAGCTTCATCCATACGAAACTGTATAGAGTATTCTGCGTTCTGGTCTCTAGGCTCACAAGGTACAGATCTGCCCTCGTTACTGTCAAAGTGATAAGTTCTATTAATCTTAGGCCATAGAGCTACCACATTTTTTATAATATATTGTTCCATTTAGTTCTCCTTCTCTCTATATTATAGGTCTTCATCTAAATTTTCTAATGGATCTGCGCCCATTGTTTCTTCACTACGTTTACTAGTTACTTTAGTTAATGCTTCAGATACATCTTTAACACGAAACCTGTAGGTACTACCTATTTTTACATAAGTATCCTCTGGAATATGTTTCTGACGTACCCAGGCACGAACAGTTGATACAGACACACTAAAGTGTTTAGCTATGTCTTCAATCGGTACAAAAGGTTCATTCATTTTTTCCTCACAGAAATTGTTGTTTCTTCTTCAATCTCTAAACCCTCTGGCTTGAGTTCAGGATTTTCTTCTAAAAACTCTCTCATGTTCGCCTGATTGATACGTTTGTCTAGTAACTGAGGTGCGTTCTCCTCCACAATAAGTTTGTGTATTGCATCCCATTCACTTACCCAATACTTCCTCTTAGTCGAACGAAAGAATAAGCCTTCAGAAGTTCTCACGCTTTCTACATTATGATCTTCGCAATGTTCTAGCATTGCCTGTTTTACACGATCCATATCTCTAATAAGTTCTCCGTCTTGTTCTTTGAACTTAGCAGATAACATAGATCGCTCTGCTCTTATACGTAGATACGCTTTTGCCAGTTTGTCAGGGGTAACTTTAGCACCCATATCTCTCTCCTCTTATTATTATATGATTACATATAATGAAGTAATATACGTTAGTCAAGTACTTCTTTGTAAAGTTCTACAAATTTTGTGTGAACGTTTATTCTTTTGTCTAATAGTCTATAAACGTGTCGTTCCGCGTCAGACCCTTGCAGTTGTACGACAGTACATTTATGTTTCTGTCCTGATCTATGCACACGTGCGTTCGCTTGGTCGTATGTTTCTAACGAGCTTGTAGGTCCCCACCACACAACTGTGTTAGCCCGTGTTAACGTGACACCGTGCGCTGCTGCTTGTGGTTGGATCACGAGTACCTGTGGGTCAACGTTCTCTTGGAACTGTTTAAATATGTTAGTCCTCCTGTGAACTTCTGTTGTTATATTTTCTGAACGTAGTTTATCTGTTAATATATCTATAGCGTGAGTAAACGGTACAAATACAAGAACCTTTTGACTTGATTCGTCAATTACCTCTCGTAACACTTTATATCTGTTGTTTATATCAAACTCTAGCACCTCGCCTTCGTCTGTATATATGGCTCCTGCTGAGATTTGTAATAACTTGTTAAGAGTAACAGCCGCATTTATAGCAGTTATTTGTTCACCTGTAATGTCTAACACAAGTTTTGTCTTTAGTTCTTTATAGTATTTCTTTTGCTGTGCTGTAAGCTCCACCTGTCTTTTTACATATATCATAGGAGGAAGGTCTA